GAGTTGTAGCGACAGATGTAAGTGCAGTGGCAACAGCTAGATATGGAGCGGCGGCAACGCAATATGGTGGCGATAAAGGAATAATAGCTTATGGTGATACTGGTAGTAAAGTTTCAACAAGTAATTTAGTTTCAAATGCTGGTGTTGTAGCAACCGACACAAGTGGAGTAGGAACTGCAAGAGCTCAGCTAGCGGCATGTAGTTATGGTACTGGTGCTGATAAAGGCATCTTTGGTTATGGTACTACTGGTTCTCAATCTTCATTAACTAATTTAGTATCCAATGCTGGAGTGGTAGCTACTGATGTTACAGGAGTAGGAACTGCTAGATCTTATCTAGGCGCATGTGAATATGGTAATGACAAAGCCATCTTTGGTTATGGTGAAAGTCCTGCCACAGCAGTAACTAATTTAGTATCGAATGTCGGAGTCGTAGCAACAGATACATCTGGAGTAGGAACAGCTAGAAGTGGTCTAACGGCATGTTCTTATGGTTATGATAAAGGAATTTTTGCTTATGGTGGTGGTCCTGTCAATATGAGCAATTTAGTATCTAATACTGGAGTTGTTGGAACTGACGTAACTGGGGTAGGAACTGCTAGAAGTCAGCTAGGAGCATGTGAATATGGTAACGATAAAGGTATTTTTGGTTATGGTTATACTGGTAGTAATGTTTCATTAACTAACCTGGTCTCTAATGCAGGAGTCGTAGCGACAGATGTAACTGGTGTGGGTACCGCTAGAAGAGATCCAGCGGCATGTTCTTTTAATTAAAATGGAAAATTTATGAGTGGCATAATAGGAAGTAAAATAAATATTAGAGGTTCAGGTAGAATAGCCAAACTTGGAACCGATGGACAAGTTTTCACAAGTGCTGGTGCTGGTGTGGCAGCCAATTATGAAGATGTCGCTGGCGGCACTTCTTGGCAAGCCGTAGAAACAGGATCAACTATGACTGCGGTAGCTGGAGAAGGATATTGGGTTAATACAACATCCAATGCTTGCACAATTACGTTACCAGCTTCAGCAAGTGTTGGAGATACAATAGTTTTTGCCGATTATGCAAGAACTTGGGGAACCAACGGTATTACTATAGATTCTAATGGCTTAAACTATCAAGGCGATGATGACACTTTTACTGTAGAATACGGCACAGATGGTCTGGCTGTTAGTATAACTTACATGGACGCAACACAAGGCTGGGTGCCTACTTTTGATGAAGCTGTTGCTGATGTACCTTCTAAAACAGGCTTAAACGGAATATTTAGTTATGGTTATACTAGTAGTAATGTTTCAATGAGTAATTTAGTTTCAAATGCTGGAGTCGTAGCAACTGATGTCACAGGAGTAGGAACTGCTAGAAGAACTTTAGCGGCAACGGAATATGGTACTGATAAAGGAATAGTCGGTTATGGTTATACTAGTACTGTTGTTTCAATGAGTAATTTAGTTTCAAATACTGGAGTCATAGCAACAGATGTAACTGGAGTTGGAACATCTAGATCTGGTTTAGCGGCTTGTTCTTATGGTGATGACAAAGGTATCTTTGGTTATGGTAGTGCTGGTCCTGTTTCAACTACCAATTTAGTTTCTAATACAGGTGTTATAGGGACAGACGTTTCAGGAGTGGGAACGGCTAGAGAAACTTTAGCAGCATGTGAATATGGTGATGACAAAGGAATATTTGGTTATGGTGATACTGGCAGTAAAACTGCAGTAACTAACTTAGTATCTAATACAGGAGTCGTAGCAACCGATACGTCTGGCGTAGGAACTGCTAGAAATTATTTAGCAGCATGTGGATATGGGGGTGATAAAGGTATTTTCGGTTATGGTGATACTACTGGTGTATCTAGTTCATTAACTAATCTAGTTTCAAATACTGGAGTAGTGGCAACTGATACGACTGGTGTTGGGACAGCTAGGTCTGGTCTAGCAGCAACGCAATACGATGGCCATAAAGGAATATTTGGTTATGGTAATACTGGCTCTAAAGTTTCAATGACTAACTTGGTCTCTACCGCAGGAGTCGTAGCAACAGATGTAACAGGAGTGGGAACAGCTAGAGCGTATTTAGCATCATGTTCTTACAATTAAAAAATTATGAGTGGAATAATAGGAAGTAAAATAAATATTAGAGGTTCAGGTAAAATAGCCAAACTTGGAACCGATGGACAGGTCTTAACAAGTGCTGGTGCTGGGCTATCGGCAGCTTTTGAAGATCTCGCGGCTGGCATTTCTTGGCAAGCCGTAGAAACAGGAGCAACTATGACTGCTGTTGCTGGAAACGGATATTGGATTGATACAACATCCAATGCTTGTACAATTACTTTACCCGCTTCGGCTAGTAATGGAGATACAATTATATTTGCTGATTATGCTAGAAACTGGGGAACGAATGGTATTGTTATAGATTCAAATGGCTTAAACTATCAAGGCGATGATGACACTTTTGATGTGGAATACACCACAAATGGCCAAGCCGTTAAGATCGTTTATTCTGATGCAACTAAGGGTTGGATTCCAATTACTGATGAGGTTGTTGTTGATGCACCTTCTAAAACAGGCTTAAACGGAATATTTGGTTTTGGTAATTCTGGTAGTTTAGTTTCAATAACCAATTTAGTATCCAATACAGGAGTAGTAGCAACCGACACATCAGGAGTTGGTACTGCTAGAGAATCTCTAGCGGCAACGCAATATGGTGAAGATAAAGGAATCTTCGGTTTTGGTGAAGATGCAAGTGCTGTTTCAGGAGTAACTAATTTAGTTTCAAATACTGGAGTTGTAGCAACCGATGTTTCAGCAGTAGGTACTGCTAGATATGGTCCAGCGGCATGTTCTTATGGTGAAGATAAAGGAATATTCGGCTTTGGTAATACAAAACCTACTAAAGTTTCAACATCCAACTTAGTATCCAATACAGGAGTGGTAGCAACCGACACATCAGGAGTTGGTACTGCTAGGTATCTATTAGCGGCATGTGAATACGGTGATGACAAAGGAATATTTGGTTATGGTGATTCTGGTAGTAATGTTTCATTGACTAACTTAGTATCTAATACAGGAGTCGTAGCAACGGACACAACTGGCGTTGGAACTGCTAGGAATAATCTAGCGGCATGTAGTTATGGTGGTGACAAAGGAATATTTGGTTATGGTAATGATGGAACAACTGCTGTTTCAACGACTAATTTGGTCTCTAATACAGGAGTTGTAGCAACAGATACAACAGGAGTAGGAACTGCTAGATATGCATTAGCGGCATGTGAGTATGATGGAGATAAAGGAATATTTGGTTTTAAGTCTAGTGGTGGCGTTGGTTCAATGACCAACCTAGTTTCAAATACTGGAGTTGTGGCAACAGATACGACAGGAGTAGGAACTGCTAGAGGTTATCTAGCAGCATGTTCTTACAATTAATATGGCACAAAAATTTAACACAGAATTTAATTACAGATACCAAGTCATAGGAGATACACCTTGGGAAAGAATTAAAACATTAAAAGGATTTCTTGAAGGAAGAATAAGAGCGCAAGCTCTTGAAGAAGTTGATAAATTAAAATACCAAGCCAAACTTTCAAAGCTAAAACATCTACAAAATAGTGGAGGAGGTTTAGAACATGAAATTTTAGAACTTAAAGCTGAGATTATAGAAGCTGAAAGTCATCATGGTTCTCTCAAAGAAGCCTTTGAACTTACTAAAGATGAAATTAAAATTCTAAAAAAACTATTAAAGGAACTTTATGTTCTTGCAGAACCGACAAGAATTAAAGGCTATACCGATGAAGAAATGTTTGAAGCCAATGCCGCAAATGAATTTACGGTTAATATGGGTAGAGAAATCCAGTCTGAAATGATTGCGAATGGCAGACCCTCTGCGGCTAGGATTCGTAATGCTATGAGTAATCCCTACACTTGGAATGCATTAAAACAAGTAGGATTAATACCCAAGCAAACGAAAATACTAGAAGGTAATCCAAATCCACAATTAAAAATAGAACTTAAAGGAGTTGAAGATGAAGATATATAATGATAAGGAGGTTATATGAAACTATATAAAATAGAATCAAGTAACTGGGAAACCTTTTTTGGTACACCAGACGAACGTATTGAAAGAGATGTTATAACAATAGCACAAACACCAAGCTGTGATGCTTTTCTATATTTGTCTAACGAAACCTATGGTGAACCTTTAGAATTATTAGATTCAGTCCCAGCAGGATTTGATTTTACCTATTGTCAAGAATGGGGTTTAACTGTTGACGATGATGTCGTTAATAGAGTTATACTAGATTTAAGAAAAAAAGCCTATCCCACTTGGCAAGACCAGTTAGATGACATTTATCATAATGGCATTGATGGTTGGAAAACTAATATCATTACTCCAATTAAAGACAAATATCCAAAGAGATAATTAAGACTGGTGTGGGAAATCTTTCCACCACAAAGGTCTTCCGAACCTCTTCATAATCTGTTGATATCCCCATTAATCTAGTATAATTGTATCATTAGAGACCCAAATTTTTTTTGGACTCATTTTTATTATGGTCCCAGAATTTATAGGATAAATGGAATTTCTATGTTACAAAAAGTAAACTTTTTACCAGGATTCAACAAACAAGTAACTCCTACCGGTGCCGAAGGACAATGGACCGGCGGCGATAATGTACGTTTTAGATATGGGACACCTGAAAAAATTGGAGGCTGGGATCAGTTAGGAGAAGATAAATTAACAGGTGCCGGTAGAGCTCTTCACCATTGGGATGATAACGCAGGGGTTAAATATGCTGCGATTGGTACCAACCGAATTTTATATGTTTATTCAGGCGGTCAATTCTATGACATCCACCCTATTCGAACCACTATTGCAGGCTGTGATTTCACAAGTACTTCTTCTTCAACAACCGTAACTATCACCTTCCCAAGTCCTCACGGTCTAATCGATGATGATATTGTTTTAATGGACGGCGTTAGCGGAGTGACGGCTGTAGGTTCCACTTATACGGATGCTTCTTTTGAAGATATAAAATTTATGGTGACTTCTGCACCAACGGCGACGACCATTGAAGTGACGATGGCGGCAACTGAATCAGGAACTCCTTTAAGTAATTCAGGATCTGCTTCAGGGTTATGTTATTACACTGTGGGACCCTCTCAACAATTAGGAGGCTTTGGCTTTGGAACAGGCACTTGGTCAGGAACTGCATCGGGAGCGGCAACCACAACTCTGGTGTCAACGATTGCAGCCGATGCTGGTGTGACCAGTGTTACATTAACTGATTCATCAGCTTTTCCAACTTCAGGAGAAATTAGAATAGGCACAGAGGATATTACCTATACAGCTAACGATACAGCTACAGGAATTTTAAGCGGAGGAGCAAGAGCTACTAATGGAACTACCTTAGCGGAGCATACAGCAGGAGCCACGATAACTAATATTTCAGATTACGTTGCCTGGGGAGAAGCGTCTTCAGCTGACTTTACCATCGATCCAGGTTTATGGGTTCTGGATAACTATGGAACTAAACTTATGGCTCTCATTTATAATGCTCAATGTTTTGAATGGGATGCAGGAGCCGCTAATCCTACGGAAAATCGTGCTACCATTATTAGTGGAGCACCTACAGCTTCGAGACACATGATCGTGTCCCCCGTTGATCGTCACTTAATTTTTTTAGGAACCGAAACCACGATTGGTGATTCTACAACTCAAGATGACATGTTTATCAGATGGGCGGACCAGGAAAGTACCAGCGACTATACCCCTTCAGCGACCAATACCGCCGGGACGCAAAGACTGGCCCAGGGTTCTAGAATTATGGGAGCGGTTCGAGGTCGGGACACGATGTATATCTGGACCGATGCAGCCATCTTCTTGATGCGTTTTGTTGGCCAGCCCTTTACCTTTTCTTTTGAACACGCGGGAACGAACTGCGGACTCATTGGAAAGAATGCCTGCATGGAAGTGGATGGAACCGCTTTCTGGATGTCGGAAAATGGGTTCTTTCAATACTCTGGTCAACTTCAATCGATGCCGTGCCTGGTAGAAGACCATGTATTTGAAGGTTTAAACTTCACTCCGCGAGATTTAATTAACGCCGGACTCAATAATCTTTTTGGAGAAGTGAGCTGGTATTATTGTAGTTCAGGTTCTAGTGTGGTGGATCGAGTAGTCACTTACAATTATTTAGAATCGGTGATGCTTAAGAAACCGATATGGTACACAGGAACTTTGGCACGAACGGCCTGGGCAGATTCTTCTGTCTTTGAAAAACCCCATGCCTGTTATTATACCACAGCGGATAATGCTTCCTATGATGTCGTGGGCAATACCGATGGCACTACCATTTATTATGAACAGGAAACAGGG